CTTCCTACATCCTATGGCTTGGCAAACTTTACCGCTCATTAATCTAATCCTTTGTAGATACTTGTATAGATTTTATTATATGTTATATTAAGAATAATTACAAACATTAAGAAGGAATTTAGTTACAGGTAAAGGTGCCATCGGGAGGCAGAAAGCTTAGGACTGGTGAGACAGTAACGTAGAAACGCAAACTAAGTACCCAAGGACTATACAGAGAACTTAATCATAATAACCTTATATAGTAGGCCCGCTCATGCTCGGAAAGACTCTCCTCCAATACTGTATAGAGAATTACCATCATATTTTTTACTAGATACATGTTACAACAGCTAGCGCCAGATTAGCATCTGTGGGTCTATCGACCTCTGCTAGCGCAACTTAGCAGTATGTAGACTAGCGTCTACCTTTTACTCTCTCTCTACTGTAACTTAGACTTATATGTTCCCATATGAGGACATCTATTCTAAGTTTAAAGATACAGTGGGTAGGTTGAGAGTTCTATCGAACTCTTTAACTTATCTTTCTATTATAAGACTATTAAAGGAGAATTATTGTGAGTGAAACTTACATATGTGCAGAAACTAACGAAGAACTTAAATTGGGTACTAACGCTAAACTTTTAAGTTCTAAACCAATTGACCGAACTCTACTAAATATTGTCAAATCTAAGTTTGATGATGATTTAGAGGCCGGTGCTACTTGGTTAAATGAAGTTGATGATAAAAATTTAAACTTCAGAGTTATTCAAGGTACTAATGACTACCCTGCTACTATCTTTCAGGACTATGTCATTTGGCTTCCTGTTTCTCATAATGCTATCGTAAATAAATACCCTAGAAACTAATCTGGGGTACTATACCTTGGGGGGTTACCCTTGCCCCCCTTGGTATTTTTTTAACTTATTGGGTGTTCGCACAAAATATAAGAGACGAATAATATGGGGGCTAGCGCCCCCACTCTATCTTTCTTCTAATATGTTCTATGAAAGGAGTGATGCATTCAAATGTGTCCGAATTGTAAAACAAAAACCAAGCATTTATTACTTGACGGTATGTTATGTAATAATTGCTGGGATATAAGCTTTGAAGAACCACTTGAAGAGAATGTTGAGTGGAACTTCAATACAAAATGGAGAAAATCTAAATGAGTTGAGATATGGGGACCTATCGGTCCCCTTATTTCTTTTTTCTATTTTGAGTATTGGTATATTGTTCGAGAGGAGTATAGTAATAATGACAAAATTAGAACAATTTGCAGGCGATTTAGGTGTAATTAATTCACTTAATTATACTGGGTTGCTTACAACAATCACAGAAGATGGAATGCCACGAGTTGGTAGTTCAGCTAAAACAGGTAACTCTTATGCTAATGGGATTAAGTTCGTATTAGACGGAGGAAATAAACAAGCAAATCTATTAGCAGTAGCTTATGGAGATAATTTGATACAGAAGATAGTATCAACTCTCTCTAATGCACCAGTTAGTAGTGTAACAAATAAACCATTCATTAGAGTTGGTGTTACAGGTAAATTACAGAATAATAACTATGAGGATAAAGAAGGTGTTATGCACTATAAAACCGAAATGGTTATTACAGATATCTGGGAAGCACCGGTTAAAAATGAAACTTTTGGATATGAAAATCCAGTAGTTGAAACTAAGGCTAGTGAAGAACAAGAATAAATAATTAATAGAGGGGGTGTTAAAGCCCCCTTTATTTTTCGTTAGTATATGTTGAGCAGTAACTCAAATGCGAGACGAGAAAGGTAAATATGATAAAAAATGAAGTAAATACATATTCAGCAGGTAGTATTGTAGATTTAATGCCCGAAGGTATGTATGATACATTATTAACAGATGTTGTAGTTATAACTAATAATCCAACAGGGGAACGATTACAAGAGTTTCACGGGGGAATAGAATTTAATATAACAATTAACAACAGAAAGTTAAATTGGAAAGTTATACACAACTTTAATGACTACTTTGACTTAGAGCTAACACCATTAGCAATAAATGAGTCAAATGAAGTAGTTAAAGCTGATATAGCACCACAAATAGAAAAAGACATAGGCAACGGTGATTTACTGAATGTATTTCATACATTATGGAATGATTATGTTGATTGGAAAAACAATGAAATAAATCAAGATTATCTTGATAGTTTATTGGAGGAGGAGTAATGTCAAAAGAAGCAGACTTAATAACTGAAACATTAAAAAATATGACAGAACAAATAAAATTAATGTCATCAGTTCAAATGGCTGTTGTTACATACTTAGGTGAGAAAGACCACAATTTTAGAAATGAAGTTATTGCAGAAGTATTAGCAGTTGATAAATTTAGAGAATCATTTACAAATTTTGTGCTTAGTAGAGATGATGCACCAGATGAAGTTAAATTACAAATGATAGAAATTAATGAAGGTATCAATGAAATTAAAGAGAGGAAAGATAATGCCTAACTGGACAGATAATACATTAGTTATCACAGGAACAGGAGAACATCTAGATAAGTTATTAAAAAAGATAACAACTGATAACTCCGACCCTAATGATATACAGTATAATTTTACTAATTGTTTTCCAAGACCAGATATATTCAAAACAATACATCAAGGTTCAAGAGATTTTGACGGTGTTAGAGTTAATGCTTGGTTCGAAGATGATGAAGGTGCTAGACCAATGATGGATATTACTAAACAAGAATTAACTGAAAAATATGGTACACACCAACCAGTTGATTGGGAATATATCAATTGGGGAACTAAATGGGGTGATTGTGATACTCAATTGTTATCAACTGAAATAATAGAGGATGACCCACATGCATTTGGCAAGTTAGTATTTACATTTAGTTCTGCTTGGGGAGAACCATTTAGATTATTAAATGACATAGCTAAAGAGTATAATGTAGAAATGTGTAATACTGTAATACATGAGTTTGAAACAACAAAACTTAATAGTAATTACCCTTGGACAGATAAAGATACTGAAAATATATATAAAGAATTTGAAGAATCTAGGAAAAAAATGATTCAAATGATTGATAAAAATATAAGTAACTAGCATAAGCTACCGAAATAGATAAATAAAAAAAATACCCTGTTGAATTTATCTATGGTAGGTAGCTTGTAGCACATAGAGAAATATGAGTTCGGTTGAAAATAACTAGCAATAGTTATCGGTAGAACAAACTGTGTGTTACAAGCTATCTATAAAACAATAATACAATAGCGTGCTGTTGTTAGGTGGAGGTAGGTAGCTTGTAGTGTATATGGTTTTCATACTAAAAATTGTGAGGTTTACGTTAATTTATATTCACCAATACCAATTTTCCATATATGCTACAAGCTATCTATACAGATAGAGAGAGAGGAGGAAATATGGCAGAGCCTTATGTATATAAAAACCCAATGAAAAAAGATTGGGATAAAGATTGCGTAATAACTCTAACATTTCCAGAGGAAACAACAAGTGAACAGATAGATGAACAAGTTGATGAACTTATAAAACTAGCTGATAACAATAAGTTGTTTACTTTTTTAAGTCATAGCATTGACTTAATAGAAGAAAAACTAGACGAAGAAGATGACATATAAAGACTATGTTCGATACTTTCATTTAGTATATATGCGATTAAGTGAATTTAATTACAATATTGTGAGTTGGTTTAAATACAATAACATGCAATTTAAATTAGAAAAACAAATCGTATTGAACATGTTTGATTTAATGTCAGAAGAATTAGAAACAGGATATGTATGTCCTCAATGTCATGAACAATTGACATTTGATGAAGGACATTCAGAACTATGGTGGTGTAAAAGATGTGAATCTGTTTACGAACCATGGGAAATTGAAGAGAGGAATAAAATATATGAGTGAACATAACGGAGAAGATTGCTGTGATAATTGTAACGAAATCAACGATGATTTTGTAGGAAAAGCAATGTTTGGTCAACATGATGCAGTGAAAATTGTGGATGTGGAACTAAGAGCATATGCAGTTGTTTTAACTTATCTAAAAGATGATGAATATGTTAATTTTTGGAAAGATAGATTTGCAAATTTTAATGAAACAGATGAATTAATGACTAGATATGAAGTTGATGCAGTTGGACCAAAAGAAGCAATAGATGCAGCGATGAGATTAGATAGTTATCGTAAAGCTTCTATTATGACAGGTTGGTGGAACTGTTTACCTGATGAAATAGGTACAGATGATATGGGAGAAGTATTAAATAGTGTTGGTAACTCAGGATTATTTAACAGATTTTTCTTTAGTGAACCTACAGGAATACAAGTTGTTCTCATAGAGAATGAAAATAAGTTAATTGATAAAGCTATGGAAGCTACTACTCATGTTATGGGTCATACTGGTGACTTAGCAGAAGATTGGCTTAAAGATATGACAGAGAATAGTGATAAAGATGACGAGCAAGAGTAAGCTTGTTAGACAAAATCCACCTGCTTCACATCATAATAGAAAAGGTAAAACACCTACAATATTAACAGATGAAAAAGTAGAAACTTTGTTAAGCACACCTTATGAATGGTATTTAATAGCTACTTGTAGCAATTGGGTATCAGGTGTTAAACAAAATATAGAAAATATGACTCAAACTAATATAAGACATCTTAAAGATGTTGGTCAGTTTGAAGTTAAACAAAGAAAAAATGACAATGGAGAAATAGATATCTATTGTCGTTTTATTAAATTAGAGGATGTAGATAATACATTCTAGACAGGAGAATACATTGGAAGAAACAATGGAGAAAGGACCTATGACTTGTTGGGACAAAGTCGCATCAGCTATAGGTAATGCAGATAGAATACTGTTATACGGGCCACCTGGTACTGGTAAAACATATGCAGCTGCAACTAATAAAGTAGGATTAAACATGAGTGGAGAACCTAATGTTTATCAAATTACTATGACAGAAGACACTGCTAGTGCAAACTTAGAAGGGTTTTATAAACCCAATTCGTCAGGTGGATTTGAATGGCATGATGGTATAGCAATCCAATCATGGAGAAACGGTGGAAGATTAGTAGTCAATGAAATTGACCACGCTTCACCAGATGCTATGACATTCTTACATGCTATATTAGATGATAAAGATATAGCACAGTTGACATTAAATAATGACGACAAAGAAACAGTAAGACCAAAGAAAGGTTTTAATGTTATAGCTACAACTAACAGCCTACCAGAGAGCCTACCAATGGCACTCAAAGATAGGTTCCCAGTTAAAATACATGTAGATACCATACACCCTAGTGCATTAAAAATGTTTCCAAAAACATGGCATCAGGTAATTAGTGATACTTCATTAACAGAAAATATGGAAGATAGAGTATCAGTTAGAGCTTGGAGAGAATACTTTGAGTTACAACAACGTGGTGTTGCAATGGAAATGGCAGGTAATTTGATATTTGGTGATAGAGCAGATGAATTGCTTGACGCTATTAAATTATCTGATGTTAACATACATGACAAAGACTTGAAAAATGTACAAGAAGAAGAATAGTAAGGTACCCTTTCCAGAAATAGCTTCTGGGGAGGGACCATGGAAAATCTATGATGATGCAAATCAACCTAGAACTTCTACTTTATCTCATGAAATGTATGTTCCTACAAGTGATGAACTATGTGAATTATGTGGTTCAAACCATAACAAAATGATTAGAAGACATGAACTTGGCCATGCTAAGTGGAGTCCTAAAACTGTAGGTAAACTTAAAGAGAATGAGAATGAAAAATGTATTGAAATATGTGAAGAAATTCGTGTCAACTATAACTTAGGTGTAAAAGATATATTTATAGATGACTGGGTTGTATGTGAAGCTAAACATGTAGAGAGAGCATTAGATTTATTTTATAATGGTTCTTTGTTTGATATAGTTTCATACATAATGATATGTATGGCACCTTCAGCTGATAATAAAAATAGTTATTATGCTGGAAGAAGAGCAGCTAATAAAGAATTTCTATCTTTATTTGATGTATTAAAACAACTAAAAGAAATGCCTAGAGAACATAAAG